CGCTTTTTGATGTGTGCCTTAGCCTTGGCAGGGTCACTAGCGTGGCCGGCAAGGTTGATCGCGTCCTCTAGGTCCGCGGCGTCCTTGATCGGGAAACTGCCGTCGGGAAGGGCTAGGCCCTTCTTCGCCATCTCTTCGCGCTCAGCCTTGCTGTAGTCCTTGCGGGTCTCGGTCATCCTAGTCCTTAGGGCTGGTCGTCCTGCGGGAGGCCCTCACCCTGACCGCTGTAGGTACCACTCAGCGGGCGCGGCGTCGCAGTCGGCGTAACGTACAGAGGCACGAGTTCCAGAATCTTCTTCTGGTCCTCGGTCAACGGCGGGTAGTCAATCTGCTGGCGAGCCTCGTCCGGGGTCATCATCTTCGCAGCGATGCCCAGCACCAGCGACTCCATAGTGGTCTTGCGGTCGGTGCGCAGCAGTTCCGAGGTATCGAAGCGCAGGATCACCGGGCCAGGGGTCAGCAGCCCAAATGCATTCTCAAAGCGGTAGAGCCACGGCTGCACGCCGTAAGTCAAGAAGTTGATCGACTTCTGCTCCACGTTCTGGTAGGTGTTATCCTTGCCAGTCGCGGCGTCGATCATGTCCGCGCCAACCCCGAAGAACCGCGCGATCTGCCCAGCGTTGAACTGCTGGGTCGCAAGGAATTGCGACTCCTCAGGACGGATCGCGATGGGCTGGTACTTCAACCCGTCCCCCACGATCACCGGGGTCCGATTCCGCACCCCGTGCATGAACCGATCCTTGATGATCTGCGAGTCTTCCTGGGTCACTTCGTTGTCCGTAGTCATGACCCCGACCGGGTGACCGTTGGACTCGAAGAAGTCGGTCCCGAACTTCACCGCGGCCAAGTCCTGCTGGATCGTCATGGCGGCGTACTCTAGCGGCGACAGCCCCAGATGTGAGCCCGGCATCCGGAACGCTCGCATGTGCCACAGCGTGTTCGCCCGGTGCGTCGTCGCGTACTGGTCAATCGGCTTCTGGTTGATCCAGTACTGGATATTACCATCCTTGACGTAGCTGTGAACCTGGTCCGGATGCTGAAGTTCGATCTTCGTCGGATAGCCCAGGTCGTCCACGGCGGTCACAACCCCGTAGGCATTCCCCCGAAGGGTCAGCGAGACCATCACCATGTACAGCCACTCGTTCAGCGTCGCATCCGCAGCCGGCTTCTGAAGCAGCGGCGGTAGATCGCGCGGCTTCTGAATGCCGTTCTGCATCCGAAACGCGTTGATCGGCTGCATCGACACCGCATCCGCCAGCAAGCGAACGCAAGCCCACACCGCGGACACTTGCATCGCCATCTCAGGCGTGACGATGCCCGCGTTACCATACAAGCCCGTGCCAGCACCGTAGAACGGCGGAATGACCGGAATCGGAAGCTGACCGCGCTTCTCGGTCTTCGTCCGCTTGTCACGGAACAGGAGGCTCATCCCTAAGCCTGCCTAGCTCCGACGCTAATCAGAAACATGCCAGCGATAATCAAAGCAACCGGCACACTGAAAAGCGAGACACCGTAACAGACGAGTACCGCTCCACACAGTTCGAGGAGAGTCGTCACGACTTCTCGCACAAAACCCTCCTACCAGACAGATTCAAGGATGCTGCGCTTACGAGCCAACGTCCGCTGTACCCCCCAATGGGCTAGGGTGACGGCCACCAGCGGAGTAATATCCACCGTGCTCTTCCGCCGACTCCATGCCCACCGATCAGCCAGTTCCCGCTGGCCCGCACCGCGCAATGCAAGTTCTAGTTCGTCTTGTCCTAGATGACGCAACGTACCCTCAATCGCTGCGTCGAAGAACGCCCCACATCCCGCGGCGATATCGCCAACGGTCGGACACAGTGGGGTGATCCGTGCCTGCTCTAGGTCAGGGATTAGCGATGCAGCCGGAGCGCCCGCGTCAACAATGACTTCAGCCGGCTTCCAACGCGCTCGAAGCTCGACAAGACGCGGGACAACCCATCCTTGACCTTCATGATGGTCAACAACCTCCACTTGTATTTTTCCGTCCGGCAGTACGCCGGCCAAGCCAATCGTCCAGTACGTCCGGGTCGGGTCAGCGTCCACCGAGATGATCAGCGGCTTGCCCGGCCTGGCGGCAAGATCGGTCTGCTTGCAAGCCCGCCACAGCCCGAGCGGGATGACCGAAGGCTGCCCTTCCTGGTCACCGATACCCAGCCGCTCCCGCGCGAACGAATCGTCGTCCAGCGCCACGCGCTCCGCACGCACGATCTCCGGGTGAATCCGGACCCCCAGCGCAGGGTTAGCCTGGCACCAGTAGTCGGTATTGTCCAGGTCGTTGCGGGCTTCCGCCGGGGCCGACCACTCGAAGTAGGTGAGACTGCGCTCGTTGCCAGCACGGCCGCGCTCCTGCACCCGCATCAAGTGGGTGGAATCCAGCAGCGGTGCGCTCGACGTGTACCAAATCTGCGGATTCGGCACCGCGGACATAGCCGGCATCATGGCGGCCATCGCGTCCGCGTCGAGGTTAAATGCCTCGTCCATGATCACCAGGTCACCGGTGAACCCACGAGCGCTCTTGCGGGACCGGGCGACGAAGCGCAACCGGTTCCCGCTCCTGGTTTCGATCTGCTCCTCGCCGTGCGCGGTCTTCGGCCGCTTACAGCGACGCCGCAGCATATCCGAGTTCTCGATCAGGCTCGCGATTCGGAGGAAGTGTTCGGTCGCGGTGTTAAACTGGTGAGCCGAATGAAGAAGCAGCCGCGAGTTCCACAGAAACAGATGCGCAAGTTCCAACGCTTCGAGAATGGAACCCTTACCGTTCTGCCGCGCAACAATGAGACCGACCTCAAAGGACTCCCATCGCTGAATGTGATTCTCGGTGCCACGGTACCAACAGGCATCCCGCAGCACCATCTGCTGCCAAGGGTCCAGATACAGCCCAACCTCAGCCGCTAGTTCGACAGCCTCTTGGCCAGCAGTGAACTTCCCTGTTCCAGGCCGCCAAAAATACCGCGGCTCTTGGCTGCCGCTAAGCTCGTCTAGCGATTCGTCTAGCAGCAAGCTGGTCAACAGCGTCCCTCTCTACGGCTGGCGGCGAGAGTTCGCGGAGGAGCGCCCAGGACTCCCGAAACTCCTTCAGTAGCAGCGCCGAAAACCCCTTCTGTGGAGCGTCCAGCGCCTTTGCCGCAGCCAGCAAGGCTTTAGCAAGGCCCGATTCCTGGACCTCGCGGCTCATTTTCGCGAGTTCTGCCGTGGTGGCGTCGTAAATCTCGGTCACCAGCGGCTCCTCAACTTCTTGCGACGACGTTCCGACCGGCCACCTGGCAGCCGATGGCCGCGATTACAAGCCCGGTGGACCATCGCGAAACCCTCGAACCCAGCCCAACCTGGTCTACCTGGGGCGTGGTCCAGGTCGAGCGGCTGCGTGTCAGGAAACATCCCCTTCCCGCAGCGCCAGCACGGCTGGCCCGGCGTCAATTGCGCCAGCATCTTCTGCCGCAACTTCTTGTGGGCCGTGCCATAGCCCATCTGCGTCGGCGTCGGACTCATTAGAAAGCTTGAAGAGTTTGCTCGATGGTTCCGCAAACACGGCCGCAAGACACGCAGAGACGATCCCTAACCCCGATGTGGGTTCCACACTTCCCACACTGGATTCGGTCGCACCGGGGACAGTCATCGATCATCACCGTCCTCCCTCTAACAGAACGGATGTTGATATGGACGATAGAATCGCAATGCTTGCACCTACGTTGCCACTGTGGGGTAGGTTGCCTGCCACGATCACCCCACAGCAACATGGTGCCTCCTCTTAGGTCGCAGCCGGCGAGCAGTAAGTCGAAGTCGCCAGCGCCGCAATCGTCGCCGTCGTCAACGGGAAGTTGCCAGGAGCAACAGTTCCGCTCGACGGAACGTTGATCACGTTATCCTTGTCCGAATTCCAGTGAATAATGCACAGCAAACCGGTGGTCGCAGGCGAACCCAGCGACGGAATCCAATAAGCCATACTCGCCTTGATCTTCGCCCAAGATGCCGACTCGACACTGTCCCCGGTGTTATTGCCATGTGAGTCGGTTGAGGTACCGTACTCGTTGTTGTCGCCGGTTTCACCTAGGCCCAATCCGAGTTGCGACGGCAAATAATGGACGCCAGCATCCTTGTCATAGGTGTCAAAGATTGGCAAGTACCTACTGCTGCCCGAACCGTAGCCGACCACCCGGTCGAAGAAACCACCGCCGCTGCCCGACGTATTTCCAGCGCCAGTCCCGTCCCCCCAATGGGTCGGCAACTGCTTGCCCTTGCCAAAGTAGGAGTCGAACAGGATCAGGTCCACCGGACGCTGGCCTGACGGAAGCATGCCGCCCGTCGTGTGGTTCCCCACGTTACCCGGCCATAGGCACTGGTACACCCGCTCCGTGCCCGAACCAGCCTCGTAGCCGGCAACACAGAGCGCCTTGACGTGCTTCCCGACCGTGCCGTTCCTGTCAAG